TTCGTCTTCGTCCGCTTCTTCTGCCTCAAGGTCTGCCCCTTTCGCTATAGGTTCCACTCCTAGTCCTCCCCTCTATGCAATAGAGGGAATTCACCATTCCCTCCTCCAGACGGTATTGGTAAAAAATTGATGTGTCAAATGGAATAGTGGTCGGCAGTCGAAAAGGTTCCATTTGACACATCAATTTTTTATCTGACTTCGACACCATCATAGCCGTTTGCCATAAGGCAAAATGCAGGCGTTCCCACTTGCGCGCAGAATTGAGGTCATTCGCATCTTTAGGGTTGACGTTTGCCGGGGCATTTAATAAATATTAATTATATCATTGATAAACTCGTTTTTCTGAGTATAATGCAATATGGTTGAAAAACGCAGAAAGCACCAATGCCTCTGTAGTGTCAACCCTACAAACAAACAAACAAACAAGCAACGCAAAGCATGAAAACTAAAGCCGCCCTCGTCCTCGCAGCCATCACCCTCGCCCAAGTGCCCGCAAAAGCTGGCATCATCGCAGACGGTGTCGAACTGGTCACCGACCTCTCGACCGAAATCTCCGCTGGTGCTCTCGCAGTGCTCGGCATCACCGTGATCTTCATCGGCCTGCGCTTCGCCAAGAAGCTCATGAACCGCGCTTCCTAATCCGAACGCAAAACCACAACCGGGAGAACTGCCCTATTAGGATTAACACCCTGATAGGGCATTTCTACTTAATAACAGAAAAAAACCGACACTATATATCACAACCTCGTAGTGTCAACCCTACAAAACCAATGGATACAGAAGCACTACGCGAATACTTCAAACAAACCGCAGCAGAGAGAGATATGGAAACGGATTTCATTGATGAAATCCCCGATGTCTTACTCATGGACGAATGGGCAGCATTCCACAAATCAGCTACAGAGGCAGACCTTGAGGCAGAAGAAGCGGACGAAGACGAAGATGATGAAACCGACTACATAGACATCTAATCCTATGATAAGAATAATAGCAACAGACACATCAACCTTCGAGGCAAACGGCGTTACCATAACAGGACCAATAACAGCAGACCTCGAAACAATTCAGCACGGCATAGAAACCTATAATACAGGCTGCTATATCCTACAAGCAAACACCATGACAAAAGCATCAGATCTTCATCCTATGTCTGCCGCAATACTCCCTGCCGCACTACTTGCATTTTTCATCGCCGGAATCAACTTCGCAAGAAAGTGTTTCCTTATACCATTACTTCTCTTTGTAGTGTCAACCCTACAAGCACAAGCACAAACATACGCTCTCACCTCAAGCTCAGCACAAACTCTTGAGTCAGCAACTCCATACCCCAGATACCAAGTTTCATATACCCCATACACAGAAATAAAATCATCAGTAGAAAACGGCGTATTTGAGTCAAACTACACACAAGTATCAACAAACGCATACTCAGGCAGTGCTTCAACATGGCCAACTCCATCAACAGGCACTCAGACAATCACGACAAGTCAATCAACCATATTTGCAGGCAAATCAAGATCATTCCCTTACAGGTTAGAACTCGGAGTGCAGCTATCAATAGGCGGAACAGTCGTATGGAAAAAGCCCATAAAATGGATATCCGCTTCTACATCAGGAAATCCAAACAAAACAGGCGCATTTGACGGAGATACCGCGATTGATGCAAACGGTGATCCTGTAGATTATGAAGGAACACCGACACCAACTGAGCAGGGCCACACCTTGCCAAACCGTATCAACAACGACGAGACATATCCTGCCGCATACTGGTGGACGATGAAGGATGAGAATGGAAATTTACTTGCAAGCGGAGAAACCCCTCTCTTAGGTCCGGGAGAAGGCTGGGACCAAAACTTTGAGCACAGTGCGCCATTCGATGTCGAATACGGACCCATCTATGACGGCGTCAACCAGCCCGCAACAGGTGGCGGCAGTAGCGAACCTACGGGCAGCCCTCCTGTCACGTCATCCCCACAGGTAAGCAGCACAGCTCCCCCGACAAGCACATCTCCACTAACCACCCCACCAAAATCTACAGATCCAGACGGAACAAAAGATGCAGTTGATAGAGTGGGCGACATCATTACAGTTTACGGAGAGCACGGACGCACTACATCAAACGCGGCAAACCGCGCACTACAAGAACTCATCGAACTAAACAAAACAGGCAATGCAAAAAGTCAGGAGCAGGTCGATGCCTTAGAAGAAATAGCACAGACGCAAGGGCCGGACGGCACTTATACTGGCGGCGAAGCCCATGACGCGACTGGTAGTGTTGACACTACAAACGCGACAGACCTCCTCGCAAAGATCGAGGCAATCGTCAACCGAATCAAAAACCTGGATTATGATTTCACAGTCGGTTACGGGACTTCTGATCTAATTTGGACCATACCAACACCCATCGGAGAAAAGGTCATCAATCTCACAGCCTTTGCAACCTTCTTCCTAATCTGTAGGTCACTCATCCTTGCTCAACTCAGCATCAGCTTCGTATTCTCAATCGTAACAACAATGAAAGGCGCATTCTCATGAACTGGTATGATAAACTCGTAAACCTCCTCACTGGCATTGACGCATTCCTGCGCTCAGTCTCGACACTCACAAAGGCGGGATTCAAAATCTTCGCTCCACTCGCAATCATCTCTGTCGTCTATGTCGCTCTTTTAGGCCTATCAGACGATCTCATCAGCAGGCTCGATACCGCAATTACAAACGTCAATCTTGACGGCCTTGCGGAAGGTTTAAATGCGGTGAACACATTTTTCCCATTAAACGAGGCACTCGCAATGCTGACCTCACTCCTCGGACTTAAAGTGATAGCAGCCGCGATACGAACCATTAAATCATTCATCCCGGGCTGGGCATGATGTAGTGTCAACCCTACAAACAAATGAGCTTCTTATTAATCACAGGAACAATGGGCGGGGGCAAAACGCTCTATGTAGTCAAAAAGTGCATTAAAGCATTCAAGGAGGGCGCAATCGTGCATTCGAATATCGACTGGCGCGACGGCGAACTCGAAAAGCGGGGCTGGCAAGATCAACACGTCTCCCTTGGCGACGATCCAGCCCAGTGGATTCACAAACTGAGAGCAGGTAAGGAGGGTGCAGAGAACGTCTTAGCAATCGACGAAAGCGCAATGATCTTCCATGTATGGGACCAAGTAGCAAACAAGGGAAGAGACAGGGTTATCTTCGATACACTCGTCATGTCAAGAAAACTCGGCCTCGAAACATACTTCATCACGCAGCACGAGGACAACGTTGCCGTCCCTATTAGGAGAATGGCACAGGAAATACGAAGATGTATCGCAGTTGCCAAGATCCCCTTTTTTGGTCCTTGGATAGCAAAGGTCAAAGGTCCATTCCTCATTCGATCATACTCAACAGAGAGCATGGTCCGACTCGACCAGCATTACGAAAGATACGACGAAGAAGCAGGCTCATGCTACGCAACGGATGCAAAGAAAGGTGCAGCAAAAACCATCCCCGTCGATGCCACCCGCAAAGTCCAAACAACACCCAAGGTCCCATTTAAAGCCTGGCTCTTCCTTATCATACCAATCTGCGGCCTCGGGTTCCTAGCATACACTATTTGGAGTTTTGACAAGAAGACCGGCAAAATCACAGAGAAACAGCCAGACAAACCCATACCTGAATCAAAGACACTCGCTGAAAGAATCTCCGAACCCATACGCCAGCAAGCCTCCTATGCTCAAAAAATAGGCGAACTCCCTCCACGATGGCCATTCAATGACACAAACATTGAAGAGGCCTATGGCGTGAGAATAGAAAAGGACAAAATCAGAGTCGTCCTCGCTGTCCACAAGAAGCCACAGGAAATCACAGTCTATACGGAGGGCGGAGATACATGGAAGATCGGGAAACAAACACCATCAGGCAGAATCGTTACCATCATAGATGCAGGCTCCGAATACCTAGCAATAACAAACAGAGCAAAGACCTTCTACCTCAGACAAAGGACATACGAAGAAAAAAGAGCAGAACAGGAATACTACCGCAAACTCAATCAACAACGTAGTGTCAACACTACAAAAACAGACACACCCATAAACCTCACTCAAATCCCAAACCTATGATCGATAACCTAATGGCAAATGAATACCTCCTATACGCAACTGCATTCGCATCTGGCTTCTTCGTCGGAGCCAAGCTCTTCATCGCAAAGCGCATTATGAACGCAGCAATGTAAAAAATATCATTTGACAAACACCTAAAAATCGCTATAATACTCAATGCCCGAGAAACCGACAGAACAGATCAACCTTAAACTGACGTATGCCCAACTGCAAACTCAGAGGAAGATCATGCTCGGACTTGGGACAAAATCAGACGCTGCAACGGCGGCAGCCATCTACAAGATAGGCCTTCTCCGTTGTAGTGTTGACCCTACAGATTGAGTGCTTCCCGCAATTGTTTGAATATAAACAAGGAAAAAGGGGAGCCGCTACGCGGCTCCCCAGTTCTCCAGTTTATTTGTCAAGGATTGGCATGTAAGAACTGCCATCGAATGAGGTGTGACCCATTTTTCGGGTTGCTCCGTTGACTACAGCCAACATCTTTTGCCCCTTCTTCAAACCGGTCTCGAATGGTGCATCGCCGTCCTTGTTTGGCATGAGTGAATACAGTTTTTCGCCGGTCTTGACTGCTTTGAATCCGTCGGGGATGTCAAAGCTGATGGTGATTTGGTCAGCAGATTCCGCGTTGGATTCCACGGCGAAGTTGAGTCGGGAGAAGGATGCCTGCTGCCCGGTCTTCTTGTCTGTGTATTCGATGGCTATCTATCCAAGCGGCGGGGGGAGTTATATATACTTGCTAAACAAAGATGTGAACTTCATGCGGGATGCGTATCCCAACCCCGCCACAACGGGTACACCCAAGCATTACGCCATTTTTGGCCCTCAGTCTACCAATGTGAACGAGTTGTCGTTTATTGTTGGCCCAACACCAAACACCGCCTATGGCGCTGAACTGCATTACTACTACTACCCAGAGTCTATTGTGACCGCCTTGACCACATGGTTGGGCGACAACTTTGATTCTGCGTTGTTGTACGGGACTTTGTGCGAGGCTTACACCTACATGAAGGGTGAGCCAGACATGGTTGCATTGGTCAATCAACGGTATGTCCAGGCGATTGCCCTGCTCAAAAACTTGGGTGATGGCAAACAGCGTATGGATGCTTATCGTGACGGGCAAGTTAGGGTTTCTGTATCGTGAGTATTGTCCAAACCCAAACCACCAGCTTCAAGGCTCAGCTTTATCAGGGCATCCATGACTTGACCACGGATGTAATCAAGATTGCTTTGTATACAGCCAATGCAAATTTGAACGAAGACACCACTGTTTACGACAGCACCAATGAGGTGGCGGCTACAGGCACTTATGTGGCTGGCGGTGCAACCATGACCGGCATCACAGTCAGCACATCTGGATACACAGCCTATGTAGGCTTTGACAATGTATCCTGGACAGCGGCCCTGACGGCCCGCTGTGCTTTGATCTACAACTCGACCCAGGGCAACAAGTCTGTGGCCGTGCTGGACTTTGGGGCTGACAAGACATCGACCACCACGTTCTTAATCACGATGCCAGCCAACACATCAACCACAGCATTGATCAGGAGTTCAAATTGATAGTCACAACCACCAAAGGCGAGATGGATGATTCTTTGCTTGAGAAGCGGGAAGGAACCGTGGACAATGACAATGAACAAACCTCCTGGGTTGAATATTGGCTGGAAGGTGAGTTGGTTCACCGCTCTGTCCATGTCCAGTTAAAGAAAATGCCGGTTTTTGCCGGTGCTGAAGCCGCATCTATAGGTTAAAGGAAACATCATGGCAAACACACAAGCAATGACCACCTCGTTTTTGGGCGAGGTTCTGACTGCAACTCACAACTTTGGCACTGCACCAATCCGTGCAGCCACCACGGCTGACACGTTTAAAGCTGCACTGTATTTGGCATCGGCAACGATCAATGCCTCCACCACGGCATATTCGTCCACGGGCGAGGTGTCTGGCACGGGTTACTCTGCTGGTGGCGTGACGGTGACCAATGCCACCGCTCCGTTGGCTTCAAACACTTCGACAACCGCAGGGACGGCCTATTGGACTCCATCGGCATCGATCACCTACACCACGGTAACTTTGACCACGGCATTTGATGCGGTGTTGATCTACAACTCAACACAGAGCAACAAGGCGGTCAGTGTCCACACCTTCGGTTCCCAGACGATCACGGCTGGAACCTTCACCCTGACGATGCCCTCCAACACGACTTCGGCTGCTCTGTTGCGCTTGGCTACCACCTAAGAGGTAGTCCATGTCTCTTGGCTGGGGTGACGGTACATGGAGTAGCGGCCCTTGGGGTGGAGGGACGGTATATCCAACAGGCAATGAGGCAAATGGCTCTGTTGGATCAGTCTCGCCTGAACTGATTCTTGCCCTGACGGGCGTATCAGCTTCTGGTGCAGTTGGGACGATGGCTCCCAGCACATCAGAGGGCGAGGATGGTGATGTAGCTTTTGGTGAGGTTGGCAGTGTAGGGACAGCCCTAGAGCTTGCTCTGACTGGAGTCTCTGCGGCTGGGGATGTAGGAACGGTTGACCACGGCAAAGAGGTTGTCCTGAGTGGCACACCAGCTTCAGGCGCTGTTGGGACTGTAGAGGTGGGGGCTCGTTCTCTGGCGTTGACGGGCAATGAGGCATCTGGGGCGGTTGGAGCCGTTATTGGGGACGCAAGCAAAGCCCTAACCGGGGCAGAGGCCAGCGGTGCTGTTGACACAGTTGTCCAGAGCGCAGATGTTGTTCTGACAGGCGTTTTAAGTTTTGGTTCTCCCGGCGGTGTCATTGTTCCGCTAAACAGTAACCAAGCGGATGGATCGGTTGGAACCGTTGTCAAAGAGGTGTCGATTGCCCTGACAGGTATTTCAGCAAATGCGGCAGTCGAAAATATGTCGATTGCGGCAAGGATTCAGGCTCTAACCGGTGTAAATGCAACAGGATCAGTTGGCGATGTGATCGCCATCTATTGGAAGATCATAGATGACACGCAGACCGCATCGTGGCAAAATATCAGCAACCCGCAGACTCCTGGCTGGACGGACATTTCAGATGTACAGACTCCAGCTTGGGAAGAAGTCGTAACTTGAGGTTTAAAACATGACGACAGCAGCAACATCACTATTGGGTTTGGCCCTCCCGGTCACGGGAGAGCTAAGTGGCACATGGGGCGACACGGTCAACACCAGCATCACGGCGCTGTTGGACACGGCTATTGCAGGCACGACCACAATCACCTCTGATGCGGATGTAACGCTCACCACTACAACCCTTGCGGCTAACACATCACGGCAAGCTATTCTTCTGTGGACGGCCAGCGGGACAGTCACCCGCACCATCACGGCCCCGGCTCAGTCCAAAATATACATCGTCATCAACAAGACCGGTAGCACCCAGAGCATCAAGCTGGTGGGCGCAGGCCCAACCACCGGGGTCACCATCGTTGCCAATGAATACGCAGTTTGTGCGTGGAACGGCACTGACTTCATCAAGGTGAGCAACACCAACGGGGCGGCAACATTTACCACCCTGACCGCAACGGCTGACTCCAGCTTCACCTCCACGGGTGCATTGACGATCAGCAAAGGAACCACTGGTGAGCGACCAACTGCGGCAAGTGGAATGCTTCGCTTCAACACCACAACGACCGAGTTTGAAGGCTACAACGGCACTGCATGGGCTTCTGTGGGTGGTGCGGCTTTAAGCAACGACACAAGCACAGCAACCGATGTCTATCCGCTGTTTGCAAACGCCACAACTGGAACGGCATCAACGTTGTTTACGGGCAATGCGTTTCTTTTGTACAAGCCAAGCACTGGTGAACTTAAATCAAGGGTTCCTGTTGCCTCCAACGGTATTGTGGTGAACAGCCAAACAGTGGCTACCAGCTACACCATTGCGGCTGGGTTCTCAGGTATGTCGGCAGGGCCAATTACGGTGGCAAGCGGTCAGGCGGTTACTGTTTCCAGCGGCTCACGCTGGGTAATTCAATAAGGATTTGATATGGCAAGCGTTGTTGTAAATGGAGATACATCAGGGGCAGTGACTCTGAGCGCACCAGCAGTGGCTGGTACTGTGACTGTGACTTTGCCGTCTACATCGGGGGTTATGGCTGTTGGCGGCGGGACGATCACCACCCTTACCACCACAAGCGACATCACGGTTCAAGGGGTTACCGTAGGCGAGGGCGGCGGTTCTATTGCCACCAACACCGTGGTGGGCGCAAGTGCTTTGGCAAGCGGTTCACAAACAGGCATCAACAATACCGCTATTGGACAAACGGCCCTTACATCAAATACAAGCGGCAATGAGAATTCGGCATTAGGAAGGCAGGCGTTATATTCAAACACTACTGGAGGAAGTAACTCTGGCTTGGGGATGAATACACTTGTTGATAACACAACAGGGTCATTTAATACGGCAGTTGGGCGTTCAGCCCTCCAATCCAACACCACAGCCTCACAAAACACTGCTGTAGGTTATGCCGCACTCTATTTAAATACTACTGGAATTCAAAACACCGCCGTTGGAGCGTTGGCTGGCTCATATACAGCCCTAAATAGCAACACCACTGGTTCATATAACACCGCAATGGGCAATGGGGCGCTTGGTCAAAACACCACAGCCGCATACAACACCGCCGTAGGTGTGGGCGCATTCTATTCAAACACAACAGGAAGCAATGGAGTTGCTGTTGGTGGGTTGACCTTAACTTCAAATACAACTGGAGTGTCAAATACCGCTATCGGTACTCAAGCCCTTCAAGCCAACACCACAGCCTCAAACAACACTGCTGTTGGTTATCAGGCGGGGTATACAAATAGTACAGGTATAGAAAATGTATTTTTAGGTTCACAGGCTGGTTATTCTTCAAATGCTAGTGGAAGTGTTTATGTTGGTTATTATTCAGGACAAGCAACAACTGGTCTTGGAAACACTTTTATTGGTAATGGTTCAGGATATTTAGTAACAAGTGGCACAAAAAACACCATTCTTGGAAAATACAACGGAAACGCAGGCGGCTTAGACATTCGCACAGCAAGCAACTACATCGTGCTGTCTGATGGGGATGGGAATCCGAGGGGATTTTATAATTCAAGTTTAGCAACATGGGTTCTTACGATTGCTAATGGAACTGGTGGATATACCATTAAAGACGATGGTTTAGGAAATCTTAAACGAGAAACATCATCAGCAAGATACAAAGATAACATTCGTGATTCTGTATACGGTCTTAACGCAGTCATGCAACTTCAATCAAGAATGTACGAAACCAAATTTGGAGGCCAAACAGATGTTGGTTTGATTGCAGAAGAAGTTGCATTGGTTATCCCAGAATTGACAATTTTTAATAAAGAGCAACAGCCAGATTCTGTTTCATACGACAAATTTACTTCTGTTCTCATCAAGGCCATCCAAGAACTCAAAGCAGAGGTTGACAGCCTCAAAGCCCAAATCAACGGAGCATCAGCATGAATGAAATCACTGAACAACAAATTGCCAAGCACTACAGTGCCGCAATGGATTCAGTTAACCTCATCAATGCTGGCAAGCCCGAAAAGATGGAAGATGCTGAGTGGGCAGATTGCTTGTCACGCAACAAAGAGCATTTGAAGATCATGCTGGCAAAAGACTTTTGGACAAATGAAGATTTGACCCCGCTCCAACAAGCATCAGGAGAATAAATTGGCCTCATCAATCAACGCATCCACTACCGCCGGGGTAGTCACAACTGCTGACACCAGCGGGGTGTTAAACCTCCAAACTGCTGGGACTACTGCGATTGCCATTGACGCTTCACAGAATGTGGGGATTGGTACTGTTACGCCGAGTTTTCCAAGCGGGACTGGATTGGCAATATTTAACACATCTGCACCAAGATTAAAATTTACCAACAGTACAACTGGTGATACTTCAACTGATGGCACTCAACTACTAGTATCTGGTTCTGATTTTTACATTCAGCAACGAGAAGCGGCATCTGTATTTATTTCAACTAATGGTACAAATGCAGTTACTGTTGATTCTGGCGGCGGATTTAAAGTCTTAAACACCATTGGCGTTGGCAACGCAACCCCCTCAACCTCTGGTGCTGGCATCACCTTCCCCGCAACTCAATCAGCATCAACTGACGCAAACACGCTAGATGATTATGAGGAGGGGACTTTTACTCCATCACTTTCTTTTGGTGATGGTGTTGTTGGTCTTACATACAATTATCGTGTGGGAATATATGTAAAAGTTGGAAATGTAGTATCAGTTTTTATTCGTATAGCACTTACTGACAAAGGCTCTTCAACGGGCCATGCTGGAGTTTCTGGATTGCCGTTCACTGCAAGTGGAACAACTGATGCCTATCAAGTGGCTTATGTTGGGTTAATTGCTGATATGTCTGGGCTTACTTCAAATCCATTTGGGCAAATATCTCCAAATACATCAAATTTTTATTTTTATCAAACAACATCATCTAATTATGCAACACTGACCCAAACAAATTTTTTATCATCGTCCACTTTGAACATTCAGTTTACCTATCTTGTTTAATTATAGTTTGACCAAACACAAAGGAACACACCATGTCAATCACCAAATCAACCACCATCGACCAAATCACCGTCACTGAGAACGGCATCGTGCTGTATCGTGAAGCCACCCGCATCATGGAAGACGGCAACGAACTGAGCAAGACCTTCCATCGCTCAAGCCTCACCCCCGGCCAAGACTTGACGGGCATCCCCGCCAATGTCGTTGCAATCTGCAATGTGGCTTGGACTGCCGAAGTTGTGGCGGCTTATCAAGCACAAGTGGCCGCACAACAAGCTGGAGCATAACCATGTCACTGATTCTTTCTGGAACAGACGGGCTGTCGGATGTTGACGGTTCTGCCGCAACCCCTGCTATCAGGGGAACGGACGCAAACACAGGCATATTCTTCCCTGCGGCTGACACCATTGCCTTTGCTGAAGGCGGTGCGGAAGTGGCAAGGTTTGATAGCTCTGGTAACTTTGGGCTGGGTGTTACGCCTAGTGCTTGGGGAACAACCAGCAAGGCAATGCAGTTTTCTACTGGCGCTTTTGAAGCAAGGTCAGCTAGTTTTTCATCAAACACCAATGCTTATTTCAATTCTGGCTGGCTGTATGTTGGAACAGGTAGAGCAACCTTATACAACCAAACTGCCGGTCAACATGTTTGGTACAACTCAGCCTCTGGCACAGCAGGTAACGCCATCACCTTCACCCAAGCAATGACCCTTGATGCAAGCGGTAACTTGCTGGTGGGGCTTACAAGTGGGCTAGGGGGATTGGTTAATATTCCAGTGACCGCCTCTTTATGGGGAATTGGTCTGAAAAATACTGGCGCTTCCGGGAATATGATTGTATTTTTAAATTCAAGTGGTACATCGGTTGGAAGTATTTTTTCTGATGCCTCAAGTACTAGCTATGTAACTTCATCTGACTACCGCCTAAAAAATACGATTTCCCCTATGACGGATGCACTGGCTAAAGTTGCATTATTCAAGCCAGTAACTTACAAGTGGAATATTGACGGCTCTGATGGTCAAGGTTTCATTGCACATGAACTTGCAGAAGTTTGCCCACAAGCCGTAACAGGTGAAAAAGATGCTGTTAACGAAGATGGTTCAATCAAGCCTCAAGGCATTGACACTTCATTCTTGGTTGCCACTTTAACAGCGGCTATTCAAGAACAACAAGCCCTCATCACAACCCTCACCGCCCGTATCACTGCACTGGAGTCAGCATGATTAAACTGGAACTGCCAATTGACGCTGTAAACATGATCCTTGGGGCTTTGGGGGAACTCCCTGCCAAGACCAACGCAATGGCGCTGATGTTGCTCATCAAAGAGCAGGCTGACCCCCAAGTGCCGCCTGAGACTGTGGAGCAGCCATTGACCCAATAACGGCATTTGCCCTGTGCAAAGGGGCATATGAAGGCATAAAGGGCTGCATCAGCGTTTACCAAGACCTGAAAAAGACAGGCAATGATCTGACAAAGATCACAGGTGAAGTTGGTTCAGCCCTTTCAAGTTTTTTCAAGGGCCACGCAGAGTTGGAGGCCAGCCATGAGAAGGCGGAGTACCAACGTGAAGAGAACCAGAAGAAGGGGATCAAAGACGATCTTGCCACACAAGCCATAGACAATGTGATGTATCTGCGGCAGACCAAGCAGTTCTATGCCGATCTTGAGAAAATGGTGCGCTGGGAGATGGGGCAACCCGACCTCTGGCGTGAGATCGTTGAAGAGTATCAACGGCTGTTGGATCAAAAATCGGAGCAAGCGGCACGGGAGTTGCACGAAAAGCGGGTGAAAGCATGGCGGCGACAAAGGTTAAAAAATCAGATACTGGACAGGGTGCTGGAAACGGTGCTGGTGGTTTTCGTAATCGGATACCTGATATGCCTGCTGTGGATAATCAGTCTTCATCATCGGGGTCGATTGGATACCTTTTTGTCTTAGTCCTGTTTGCGCTTGTCTTTGTGTTGGTTCTCCCTTTGGTTGGTATGCTGTATGTAGACACGATGGTGGTGAAGCGAGAGGCCAAGGCCCAGATGGAGAAGGTGGAGAAGCTGCGTAAACAGGTTGAAGAAGATGCCAAACGAGAAGCCGAACCCAGATGACGCTTTGAGCAAGGTGCTGGCCTATGTGGACAGCCCGTTCAAGTTGATTGCCATCCTGGTGATGGGTGTGGTGGCTTTTGCTGGGTACTTCGTCTACAGCAACCAAGAGTTTTTGATCGGGGCATACAGGGAGAATCAGAAGCTCCCATCCATCAATGAGGAGCGGGTCGAGGATGCGGCTGGGATGCTGTTCAAACAGACCCCAGCAACTGTGGTGGCGGTATTCAAGGTCAACCCCTTGTTTGGTAGCCGGGTGCTTCACCGGGCCTATACCCGCGAGGGGCGGGACAAATCTGTTGAAGGGATTGATGTTGGCTTATTTACTTCCAATGCGGCAAACAACCACGATGTCATCAAGCTCATGGCAAACGAAACCCCGTGTGGTGAATACCTCAAACCACAATCCGAAGTCGGCCTGTGGTACACGGCACAAGGCGTTGCCTTCACTTGCCGAACATCAGTCCCACCAGAACTATCCCGGTTCGTTGGACAAATTACCGTTGGGTTCAAGAGTGAACCTGAAGACCTGAGCGGAACGGTCTCCATGATGGAGATCGCCGCCACCATGCTTACCAAAAGGAGCCCTTGATGCTGACCCTGTTTTCAACCCTGATTTCTTTCCTGATGGGCGGCTTGCCCAAGCTGTTGGAATTTTTCCAAGACCGCAGTGACAAAAAGCACGAAATGGCCCTGGCCCAGCTTCAAATCCAGCGGGAACTGGAGATGCGAAAACTGGGGTTTGAAGCCCAAGAGCGGGTTGAGCACATTAAGTCCGAGCAACTGGAGATGGAGACCAAGTCCAACGAGAAGCAAACCTTGATCGGCGCTCAACAGGCTGAGATGCAGGCCATATACGCCCACGACACGGCCTTAAACGAGGGCACAAGCGTCTGGATGAAGAATCTGAGGGCATCGGTGCGGCCAGTCATCACCTACGGCTTCTTCCTGCTTCTGGTGGGCATTGACTGTGCCTTGATCTGGCATGGCTTCACCAACAGCGTAAGCTTTGCGGAAATGGCAAACCAACTGTGGGATGATGAAACCCAAGCCCTGTTCGCTTCGATTATTGCGTTTCACTTCGGTGGCAGGGCGTTTGGCAAATGAAGCTCAGCCCAGAGGCCATCAAGGTCATCTGCCACCATGAGGGCATTCGGTTTAAACCATACCGCTGCCCAGCACAGCTTTGGACAATAGGAGTTGGACATGTACTTTACCCAGACCAAGCTAAGATACCAATGGATCAAAGAGGCGCTTACCCGCTTCGCCCAGAAGATAGCCGGGTTTTTTCAAAGGATGAAGTAGATGGGATTCTCAGAAGCGATCTTGCAAGGTTTGAGCGTGGAGTGGCTCAGTTCTGCCCCGTTCCCCTTACACAAGGTATGTATGATAGCCTTGTTAGCTTTAGTTTCAATGTCGGTCTTGGAACACTCCAGCGTTCAACGCTTCGTCAGAAGCTGCTTCGGGGCGATAAAGCGGGTGCTGCGGAAGAACTCTTGAAGTATTGCATGGCTGGTGGGAAAATACTCAAAGGGCTGCAAAATCGGCGTATCGATGAACGAGCCATGTTCTTGTCATAAGGTAGACCATGCCACTCAAAAAGATTCAACTCAAACCCGGTGTAAACAGGGAGAACACCCGCTACACCAGTGAGAATGGGTGGTATGACTGCGACAAGATTCGCTTTCGCCAGGGTACGCCAGAAAAGATCGGTGGCTGGCAACAAATCTCTGCAACCACGTTTCTTGGGTTTTGCCGCTCTCTGTGGGCCTGGGTGACTTTGGGCAATTTAAACCTGCTGGGTGTTGGCACAAACCTGAAGTTCTACATTGAGCGGGGCGGTGTTTATAACGACATCACCCCGATCCGGGAAACGGTAACCCTGACCAACCCGTTTACAGCAACAAATGGCTCCACCACCATTGCGGTGGCCGACACAGCCCACGGGTGCATTACGGGCGACTACGTCACCTACAGTGGCGCAGGTATTACCGGCCTTGGCGGGACTATCACAGCCGCAGTCCTAAAGGGTGAGTTCCAGGTTACGGTCATTGACATCAACAACTACACCATCACTGCATCAGTTGCAGCCAATGCCACAGATGCGGCTGGCTCTCCCGGTGGCGGTACAGTCGTTACCCAGTACCAGATCAACACTGGGCCTTCATTCACTGTTCCGCTGACAGGCTGGGGCACTGGGCCTTGGGGCTATGGGACATGGGGTAACGGCCAAGTACAGACCGATGCTATGCGGTTGTGGAGTCAAGTTAACTTTGGTCAGGACTTAATATTTGGCCCACGGGTTGGGGCTATTTATTATTGGAACGCCAACCTTGGCGTGGCGGCTTCAGAGTTCACAGTGACCATTGCAAACCCTGCGGTTGTAACTTTTGCCTCATTAAGCAGTGTCCCTAACGGAACAGCAATCCAACTCACCACTACGGGGGCTTTGCCGACTGGCTTGGCTGTAGGCACGGTCTACTATGTGGCTGGCTCCTCCGGGGCTACCTGTAATCTGACCGCCACCTTTGGCGGGGCAAACATCATTACCACCGGGACACAGTCAGGCACTCACTCTGTCTCTACACGGAGTATAAACATTGCCAGTTTGGCAAGCGCCTCTGACTGCCCAATCATCCAAAACTACATCACGGTGTCTGATACAAGCCGGTTCGTGTTTGCTTTTGGAACCAATGACTACGGCTCAACCACTCAAGACCCCATGCTGATCCGTTGGTCTGATCAGGAATCTGTGGTGAACTGGACACCTGCCGCCACCAATCAGGCCGGTAGCCTTCGCCTGTCGCATGGCTCTGAGATCATTACAGCCATGCAAGCCCGTCAAGAAATCTTGGTATGGACTGATTCATCTCTGTACTCTCTCCAGTATCAGGGTGCGCCAGTTGTGTGGGGTTCTCAGCTTGTGGGGGACAACGTATCCATCCAGTCACAAAACGCAGTTGCCTATGCTAACGGTGTGGCCTACTGGATGGGCGTGGACAAGTTCTACAAGTACCAGGGAACAACCCAGACTCTGAACTGTGACCTGTGGCAATATGTTTTCCAAGACATGAACAAGCAGCAGTTTGACCAAGTGTTTGCTGGGACAAACGAAGGCTTCAATGAAATCTGGTGGTTCTACTGCTCTGGCACAAGTACCACGGTGGACAGCTATGTGATCTTCAACTACGCAGAAAACCAAGGCCAGGGGTGCTGGTATTACGGCTCTTTAGCTCGTACAGCATGGCTGGACTCTGGCTTGAGGGACTACCCCCTTGCCGCCACCTATGAGAGAAATCTGGTTGACCATGAGGTTGGTGTGGATGACAACACAACCGGAACGGCTGTGGCAATGGAATCTTTCATCACCTCCGCAGAGTTTGATGTGGAAGACGGGGATAGGTTTGGCTTTATCTGGCGTGTGTTGCCTGATGTGAAGTTTGTTGGATCAACCGCAGCAAACCCACAGATTACGATGTATCTCAAGCCCATGCAGAACTCAGGCTCTGGGTACAACGTACCGCCATCTCTGGCCGGGTCAGACAACGCCACTGTCACTCGCACGGCAACGGTTCCAATTGAGGAGTTCACAGGGCAGGTGTACATCAGGGTGCGTGGCCGTCAGATAGCCATGGAGTACCGATCAACAACCCTGGGTGTGCAATGGCAAGCTGGATCGCCACGGATTGACATTCGCCAGGACGGCAGACGCTGATGGCTACAGCCTTTACCCGGTTCCTCCGCAAATTCAGAGCGCCTGCTCTGTCCATTTCACCTATTGACTACGCCAAGGTGGATGAGGATCAGTTTCGCAACATGCTCCGTATCTATTTCAATCAGATCGACAGCACCTTTGGAAACCTACTGGACACAACGGGGGGTAAGTACATTAACTTCCCCTACGGGGCATTTTCATCTGACGCAGATCAAACCGCCACGGTCAACACAGCCACCCTGATGACGTTGAATACAACGGACTTTGCCAATCAGGTGAGCGTCAGTTCGTCCAAGATCACGGTAGAGAACGCCGGTATATACAACCTCCAGTTCTCTGCTCAGTTCCAAAACACCGACACCGCCTTTCAGGATGTCTACATTTGGCTGCGTCAAAACGGGGTAGATATACCGGGTTCAACTGGCTTTGTATCTATCCCCAACAGGCACGCTGGAACAGATGGACACACAATTGTTGGTTGGAACTATTTCTTGAGCATGGCTGAAAATGATTACATTGAAATCTATTGGTCTGTTCCTAATGCTGCTGTGAGCATCCAGCACCTCGCCGCCTCTGGCACTCCCACCAAGCCATCAACCCAATCGGTTGTGGCTACCCTTTCATTTGTTTCAGCTTTACCGGTGGCATAGCATGAGTATTTTTGACGACTTCTCAAGGGCTATTGGTACTGACAAAAGTTCAGGGGCGCTTGCCCAAGCAACTGGCAACGTGTTGGCCCCCGGTGGCGCATTTGCTCCTGGGGTTGGGCAGCTAAACCCACTTAACCCAGATTCAATAGTTGGAAGGATAACCAAAGATGTCGGGTCTTTAAACCCGTGGAATCCTGATTCGACTGCGGGCAAAGTTGTCAACAACATCGGTAAAAACATGCAAGATGACCCACTGAAGTGGGTTGCAATTGCAGCGGCTGTGGCAACGGGACAAACTTATCTCATACCGTATATCAATGCGGCAGCAGCCGTAACCAGCAAAAACGCCAGCCCCGAGGAGTGGCTCACCGAAGGCGCTAAGGCTTATATTATTTCTGCTGGGGGTGAGTACGTTGCAAACAACGTAACTGGTGTTGGTCCACAAACAGACATTACTACGGGTGAAACATTTGCAGGTACGGGTGCATCCGGTGCGGCAGGGTCGGCCCAAGTTGGGGCCGTTGCGGGCAACATCTCCAGGAACATCTTTGCTACTGCGGCCCGTAAGGGTAGTACAGACATCAACAGCGCCCAGATTATCACTGGGGCAATAACCAGCGAAGCGTTGAATGAGGCATTTAAGGCTATGCCTGGGTTTGATGAGTTGACCAAAGCAGAGCAGTCTGCCACAGTCAATGCTTTCAAGGTTGCCTTTAACAAAGACAGCAGCGCCGCCTACCAACTGTTTAACCAGGGCTTTGATGCCACCGTAAAAGGTTTAGATAAAGCGGCCAAATCACTTGGCTACAAAGATTTAAACCAACAAAACGCCGTCAATAATTTTGTGCAGGACCAAGGTAGCACGGAAGACATTGGCGCTTTACGGCAGTATGAGCAAAAGGCCCAGGATGCCTATAACGCCTATGCGCCGCTAAAAGAAAAGAACGATGCTTGGTTTGCTAAGAACGACGCCTATGCGCCGCTTTTAAATAAATATAACGCGGTCAGGCTAGACCCCTCATACCCATACGGCGAAAAAGTGGGTATGTACAACGCGTTGAATAGTCAATGGTCGTGGCTGCAAAACCCTAACAACTACCATGCGCCAGATGTAGTAATGACGGCGGAAGAAATCTATAACGCCGCAAAAACCGATGCACAACCTTTTATTGACAGTGTAGTCTCGTTTCAAAACCAAGGCTGGGACAACCTAGCCCAGCAAAAAGAAGCCGCAGCCGCTGGATTTACAACGCCTGAAGCCTACGATACACACCTGACGGACAAAAAAGCCGCAGAAGAAGCCGAGACTCAACGCAAAGCGGACGAGGAATCTGCTGCTCAAACTAAAGCGCAGGAAGAAGCCGCCGCTGCTCAAGCTAAAGCCCAAGCAGACGCGCAAGCAGCCATAGATGCGGAGACCGCCCGAGCGGCGCAAGAAGCACAAGAAGCCGAGGAACAGGCCAAACGTGTTGCAGAGTTTGGCAAGGATTTGACCGGTGGCGGCGTTCAAGACTTAGGACCCGTAGACACAGACACAGATTTCTACGACGAGAACTCTTCTGGGATGGGGGCGTACAAGCACGACCCAGCAACGGGCAATTACACGTTTACAGCCGATGATGGTTCTACGTTAACAATTGATAAAGACACAAATGTCGTTGGTTTTACAGAAGCCACAGACACATCTTGGGCTGGGTTGACCGATGAAAAAACGGGCAATATAAAATTACCAAAACTTCCAAGTGGTAAGTTTCCTTTGGTTAGACCACCAGCCAAAAAACCCACAACCACAACGCCGACTACAACGCCGACCACACCGGCAACGTCAGCCGACCCCCTTGCTGCAATCATGGGGCAGCAACAAACTCCGGTGACCTACCAGACGGTTACGCCTGAGTTGGCCAACGTGTTCTATAGAAACAAAGATTTCTCTAGTACACCCCAAAAACTAGATGAACAAGGGCAGTTGGTGCAGAATAACCCGCTGTTGAGCGGGCCAGGTTTTTTGGATTTGACCAAACCTCAACCAGCTTCAGCCCTTGCGCCACAAAGCAATCCAGGGGAAAATGACGTTACATCAATGCTGGCAAAGATTTTAGGTGGCGGGGGAGACTCTGCCTCACAAGAAGAGTTGTTAAAAATACTTGGAAGGGGCTGATATGGCTTATGTATACAACGGAGAGACTGGAGAATACGATTACGTAGAAGACCCCCCAAATATAGACGATGATCCAACAGGTGGCGCTGGTCAATACTTTGGAACACCAGATGATTTTAATGATGCTAATACACAGTATTACGATGATCCAACAGGTGGCGCTGGTCAATACTTTGGAACACCAGATAACACTAACTTTGGCGGGATAGACCCCGGTGACTATTCGTTCGACCCTAAAACAGGCTTAATCAACCCTGGGTTGGACCCAAAGACCGGCAAATGGGCCGAACCGCCTGACTGGCTCAAAGCCATTAACGCGGGTGGACAGCTTGCCAAAGACGTTCTTTCAGGCAACAGCAAGTACGGAGTTGCTGGACAAATGATGGGAGTGGCTGCTCTGGCTGCGGCGGGCAAGTCTTTGGGCTTAACGGGCCAAGATACTCAGCAAGGTGTATACAAAGGATACCAAGGTGGTATACCCAATCTAGTCGCTACCCGCCAGCAAGTGCCACTGGGCGACACCACGAATTACCGTCCTGGCCAAGGCGGGCGCACTTACTTTACGCCCATACAGTACGTGGCTCCCGCCGCTGCAAGCGCGGCGCTAACAGGCCAACGCCAAGAAGCCAAGGATATTGCGGCCCAACAGATACCCGTGGCCAAGGCGGCGGGCGGGGGAATCTCTGCGTTGGGCGGTTACTCAGACGGCGGGCGTATGCTCCGTGGCCCAGGGGATGGCGTATCTGACTCGATCCCTGCTACTATTGGGGGAAAGCAACCTGCACGCCTTGCAGATGGGGAGTTTGTCATTCCTGCACGCATCGTCTCTGAGATCGGTAATGGTTCTTCCGAAGCAGGTGCGCGTAAGCTCTATGCAATGATGGACCGCATCCAAAAAGCTCGCAAAAAGAGCATCAAGAATGTCGCCGCCAACACCAAGGCAGACAAGTATCTTCCAAGATAAGAGGTAACTATGGCAACGACTTCACCAACGAGCGGTTCGGCAAACACATCCACTCTTTCTGAGTATGCTGGCCCATATGTAACGGGGATGCTGGGTAAAGCCCAAGCCCTGTCAGAGACACCCTATCAAACATACCAAGGCCCGCTGACTGCTGGCCCCGGCCAGATTCAGCAGAACCTATTCAGCGGTATTGGTGGTTTAACAGTGCCGTTTACTTTGGGTAAAAGTTTTACGGCTGGTAGCGACACAGCGCAGCAGTACATGAACCCGTACTTGCAGGGTGTGCTCAACCCCCAACTGGACGAAATGCGTAGGCAAGCCCAGATCACCCAGATGGGCAATGCTGGCAGGCTTACTCAGGCCGGTGCGTTTGGTGGTGGCCGTCAGGCGATCATGGACGCTGAGACTCAACGCAACATGGCGATGGAGCAGAACAAAGCCATTGGGGCTGGGTACTCTAACGCGTTTGACATGGGCCGTCAGCAATTCAACACCGAACAAGGGCAGGCTCAAGGGGTTGCGTCATTGATGAGCAATATAGGCCAGCAACAGCAAGGGCTTGAGCAGCAGGGCGTGACCGCTGACTACAACGAGTTCTTGCAGCAACGCGATGACCCAATGAAAAAGTTGCAGTTCCAACAGTCTATGCTGCAAGGTCTACCGATTTCTACCGTTGCAAACGTACCGCAAGGACAGACCACTGGCCAGCAGTATGCTGCCGCAGGGACTGACACTTACGCGTTGCTGCAAAGATTAGGGGTTATTCCAAAATGAGCGCACTCAGTCCCTTTCAGGCCCAAGCTAAATTAGCCTCCTTACCCGCTTCTCCTGAAGCCGTCAACTATTTGATGTCGTTGGTCAATGGAGCCAACTCAGAAATCCCTCGCTATATGGCGCTGGGCCGTCTGGAGCAGATGAAGCAGGAGATGGCGAGCAATAAACCCGCTCAGCCACCTCAAGGCACAGTCAAGGACAAGATTCAGCAAGCCGTTGGGATCATGGCGCTTCGTGGCGGGCAGCAACAACAAGCCGCCCAGCAGATGGCCCAAGGTGCGCCTCAAGGTATGCCGGTCCCTGCAAACGTACCCCAACCTCAAACTCAGCCTCAATCCGAGGAAGAGCAGATGCCCGAAATGGACATAGAAACGGCAGCAGGTGGTGGCCTAATGCAGGCTCGTGTTGACCCGCGCATGTTTGACTTTGCCCCCGGTGGCATTGTTTCGTTTGCTGGAGATGAACAAAGCTATGTAGACCTTGACAAGATAAAAGCTGAGGCAGAAGAAGCCTCAAATAAATTGCGTACCTATGGGTTGCGGCAACGCAAAGAAGACCCAGAAGGGTATGACGAGGCGGTAAGAAAAGCTGAAGAAGCCAAAGCTGCTATGCGGGCTAAGGAACGCGAGCTTACTGGTGGGCCTGCTGGGGTTATGCGTCAATCAATGGGCGCAGGAATTGCGTCGCTACCAAAAGAAAAGCCGCAACTTCAAGGTCCTCGCGTGTTGACTGGTGATGCTGCTGCCGAACAGGACCGTTTGGCTAAAGCACGGGAAGCATTTAATGCTCCTCCGGTTGCTGCGCCCCCACCTCCCCCTGTCGCTGCCGCTCCTGCTGCCGCCGCACCACGCCCCGCCGCTGCCCCCGCCGCACCACGCCCTCCTGTCGCCGCTGCTCCTGGTTTAGACCAAGGTGTCGGCGCGTTGGCCCAAAAACTGACGCCAGAAGTTGATGAGTCAAAGCTTAGGGCTGCGTATGGAAAAGCTGCGCCAACTACGCGCTCTATTGAAGAGATTGCAGCGGAGCAAGCCAAGATACAAGAACTCACCGGTGTTGGCACTTACGGCAAAAACCGCCGTGAGCAGATTGCCAACATGCGTCAAGAGTTTGAGCAATCTCGCCCCAGCACCTCTGAGGATGTGATTGACATGATCCGTGCGGGTATACGCCCTGGCGCTATTGCTGGCGCGGCTGGCGAGTACTCAAGCCAACTCAAACGTGAGCGTGAAGCTCGACTCTCATTCTCCAAAGCCGAAGACGCGTTGAAAGATGCGGTTGAGAAAGTTGATGAGGCAGTCCGTAGCGGCAAGGCCACGGACATTGTCCGCGCCCGCGACGAAGAGCGTAAGGCTCAAGCTGATTACAAGAAGGCCGAAGTTGATCTTGAGAAGTCAATTATGACGAGCAAAGCTACTGCTTCTGGGCAGGGGCTGCAAGCTGCCGCCAGTCTTATGGGGCAGAAAATGTCTTCTGATGCTACTGTCCGCGCTGCTCAAATTCGGGCGGAAGTTGACAGGTTGCAGATCAATAGATCAACCGAAAGAGAGCGATTGATAAATGAGTTGGACGGTGTGTTTAAAGCTGCCGAAGCATCTAAGCCCGGTTCTGGCTCTGCGGCTGTTGAAGCACGGTTAGAACGTATAAGGCAAGCTTCAGAATCTTTGCTGGGCGCAAGATTTACAGGCCCAGATACGTCACCAAAAGACAGCAAAGCAGTAGAAGACATAATTACTAAACGCACTGCTTTGATAGACACTCGGCTTCAAAGTGGTAACTTAAAACCCCAAGAAGAAGCAGACCTCCTTGCGCGTCGTAAGAGGATTGCAGATCAAGTACGTAAAGACATGAAGGTTGAAGGCGGTGGTGGCGAAGCGCAGCGCGTAACGACCCAAGAGGAATACAATAATTTGCCGAAGGGGACTAGATTCATCGCTCCAGATGGTTCAACCCGCGTTAAACCATAAGGCGTGCCATGGCAAAAAACTGGTGGGAAGAAGCTCCGGTAGTACAAGAATCTAAACAGGAGTGGTGGCAAGCTGCACCTGTGGTAGAACCCGCAAAACCCGAACCCACTGAATCCGGTGGGTTCTTTGGGTCTTTTGGCTCTGCGTTTAAAGAACGTGCCGCCACAGCAATGCCCGCAGCAAAACTGCTCACCGGGCTGGGCGATCAGAAAGCCGCCACGGATGAGTTGGCCAGGGCTAAAAGAGAGTCTGGTGACGCCTACAAACAGACCGAGTTCAGCGAAATTGGCGACGCGTTTAAGCAAGGCGCGTTTGGTACTGCGCTTGGCAAGACAGTTGACAAGTTCAAGGAAGTTGCCGGGTCGTCTCTAGGGTCCATGGCCCCCGCCATGGTTGCTGGTGCTGGTGCAGCACTGGCGGCTCCTGCCGCTCTGCCCGCCGCTGCCATTGGCACTGCGGCTTACGGGTTGACTGCGCTTGGCTCGTACATTGCAGACAACATCTCCCGTCAAAAGGAAGAGCAGGCCAAACTAGGTAAGCCTTACGAGGACATCAATCGCCTGACCGCAACGACTGCGGCGGCTGGCTCTACGGCGTTGGACATCTTTGGGTACAAGTTCTTCAAACCCCTGGGCCAGTTGGTTGGGATAGAAGGCAAAGCTGCTGCTGAGAAAGCGGCGCTTGAGATTGTTGAAGCTGCAACCAAACCTAACGCGTACAAGAAAGCTGTGGCCAAAGGCACTGCAACGGGCATTGCGTTTGAAGTGCCGCAAGAAGTGACCCAGTCAGTGTTGGAGCGTTGGCAAGCAGGTCTGGCGCTCGACCCCTTCAAAGACCCCGAAGCCGCCAAAGAATACTTGGAAGCTGCGGGCGGAGCCCTCTTGCTTGGTGGGCCGATGGGCGCATATAGTGGTGCGGCCCAAACATTCCAAGCTAGGCGCACGCCCGAGGGTCAGGCGTTGTTGCGCACCGAAGTGCCAGCTTGGGTCAAAGACACACTGGAGAAGGAAGCAGCCGATGTTGGACAACCTATCAGTACAACAGGTGGAGAAGGCGCTCCACTGGCTGGCACAACCAGTGCAGTGCCACCCGCCGCAGGACCTGGAGAAGCTGGACCCGCTGGAGTGGTTCCTGCTGGAGCGGATGTTGCAGGCGCTGTGGCAGGAGAAGAACAGCAACCCAGTCCACTAGCCCCACCTGCCGAACCCCCTGGTCTGTTTGCAGACGTAGAAGCAGGCGCTACCGTAAAACCCCCAGTACCATCAAAAGGAGCCCCAACAAGTGTCGCTGAAACCGTTGAAACCGAGCAAGCAAAACCGCAAGAACAAGCGCCCGCCGCCCCAGCAGTAAAGCCACCCGCCCCTGCAAAGCCATCTGCCCCTGCAAAGCCACCCGCTGCCCCCATTGCAGAGTTAACCCCTGCCGAATCATTTGGTGAGTTCAAAGAACAGTACGACGACCTACGGGCGCGGATTGCTACGTTGAGCAAGCCTGAAAACAGGTTTGACCTCGTCACCAAAGAAAAGCGCGAGGCTGCTGAAAAGATACTTCAGTCGCTCGTGCAGATCAACAGCCCGTTGTTGGGCAACCTTGACCCCATGCTCGTAGACAATCTGGCGGACCCCAAGTTTGACGGGCGTGGCGCTCTTGAACAAGCTGGCCAGCGTCGCGGGATGCAGACGCAAATGTTTACCAAGGGGCCCAGTGTTGAGCGCCGGGTGGAGTCTGCTTTGGCGTTGGCAGGCCAAGACCGCGAAGAAGCTATCCGCGTGCTTGAGAGAAGCAAAGCCAAACTCCTGAAGGATTTGGCCGCTGGTGTTTACGACAAGACTTGGGCGCTTTCACAAAAAGGTCCCGGCTTTCCTGCGGGCAAAGCGGTCGATAACGTCGAGGCACTGGCCCAACAACACGTTGACCGCCAGACCACCACCATAGATCAAGCGATTGCGCTGCTATCCGGTGAACGCAAAGGGATGCAGGGAAGTTTGTTTGGTGCGGAACCAAAGAAAGAACCCACCGAAGTTACGCCGGGTGAGTCGTTCGAGGACGTGTTCACTGCAAAACCAGAAGGTAAGGTAGCTGCGCCCAAACGCGAAGCAGCACCTGCCGGTAAAGCAATTTCATACGTGATCACCGAGCCGGGCATGAGCCCGGTTGAGGCGGGCACGGAAGTGTCCACAAGTATGCGGGACCAGCTTGTCACTGACTATGGCGATGACGTAAAGTTTGAGCGTGCAGATGTGTACAAACGCCGCCAAGCCGCTGAGAAAGAAGAATCTAAGCCCGAGAAGGAAGCTGAGCAGGTAAGCGCCGAAACAACAGAAGATGTTGAACAGACGCTGGCCGACAAGGCCGAGAACGATCTGGGCATTGCCAACGTGGCCAAGACCAAAGAAGGCAGACTTCTTACGGCTTTCTTTGACGCCATCCTGCCCCAGTCTGGTACGGAAAACGAACAGGGTAAGCATGAGTCGCTGAAGGGCGTGGCGCTCAAGCGCATGCTGAGCTACGACATCGTTGCCAAGGGCCAGGAATACAGCCGGGGTGTCCGGGCTATGCTGAAGTACGTTGCCAACCGCATGGGTGGGATGCCCGACTTTGAGCAGGCGTTAAACGATCTGCCAAACATGAGTGCAAATGCACAGTCACGGTTCTTTGCAAACCACAATCTCCCTGACCTCACGACCCGCCGTGGAATGGAGGAGTTCAACGAGCAGATCAAGAAGTACATTGACGTACTGCCCGGCACAAAAGCAGGTGCAGCGGGCAAGGTCAAAGACCGCATACAGAACGGCATCTATATCTCCAAAGTGACCTTTGCCCGTATGGTCACCAAGGTGCACGGCAAGACCGGTGAGGGCAAGCCCCGCAAACCCAGCACTGCCAGTGTTGAGGAGGAGTATCTCGTCACCGACCGCAGCCTGCCAGCAATCTTGAAGATGCTGTACAGCCTACGTAACTACAAAGACGAGTTGTCAGCAGGCTTGCTGGCGGCAAAAAACTACATTGAGAACCCGCGCAGGGATTCTTTTGCCAAGGTGCTGGCTGATGCAGCGTCCGATCTGGCGCAGTGGCAGTCGTACTTGTCGCAACGCTACGGCAAGACCGTTGCAGAGATCGAAGCACTTGCACCTGATCTGTCGCCAGAGCAGCTTAACAAGCTGCCCGTGGTGGACAAGGACGTGAAAGCCTCTGTTGCTGCCAACACGTTGTATGAGGGTGAGGGCGGCAAGTACGCCGTTGACTTCCGTAACTGGGTCAACAAGAACCTCGACAGCGAGACACGGGCCATCTTCAAGAGCATGGTGGCTGACTTCCAGAGCGACATCAACGAAGCCAAGAAATTTAGCGAGGCCATCACCAAGTATGAGGTGTTGCGTAAGGAGCGAGTCGAAGCCAAACTTCAGAAGGCAGAGAAGACAACCGGGGTCAAGATTCCAAGAGCGCCCAAGCTCAAGCCGATCGCCAAAGGCCTGCCTGTGGTGCAGATGTTGTCGCAGGTTAACCCGGCCATTGCCAGCTTGCTGAAGACCGGTGATCTCAAGGGTGCGCTGAAGCTGATGGCCGACGCCAAGAACAACCCCTACTACGCCGTGCTTGCAAACCGCTTGCTGGACTCTGGGCTTACCGCCAAATCCAAGGTGGTGAACAGCGACCACTTGGAACCGTTATCCGGTAGCAAAGCAGACAGAGAGGCACTGGACGCCAAGGTCCGGGCACTCTCCGACATGATCGAAGTGTCCTCCATGGACGCTGCGACCAAGAAGTCAATCCTTGCGGACCTGAATTCTAAGAAACTGGGTGGCATCCTGTCTGCCATGGACAGGCTTGACGGTGAGTTCAAGAACGAAGCTCAGCGCGAGGTTCTGAACGAGACCATGGCCCTGCTGGACAAGCAGTTCACTTGGGCGGGCATGTACGACCCGGCCACTGATGTCGTCATCCTGCGGGAAGGTGGCAACAAAGCCTCTCAGTTCAACAACCACACCCTGCTGCACGAGTCGCTCCACGCTGCCCTCGCCCGTTTGATCGACATGATGGCGGCTACGCCCACAACAGGTAAGCTGAATAAGGTCAACGACATCCAACGGCAAGGCTACGACCAATTGGTCAAGCTGTACAACCACGCCAAGGGCATATTGTCGTTGGAAGGGCTCAGCGAAGACAATCTGTATGGGCTGCAAGACCTACACGAGTTCGTGTCTGAGGCCATGACCAATCCTGAGTTTCAGGCACTGCTCCGGGAGATTCGTTTCCAGGCTGCGCCGTTCTCGTTGTGGAATACCTTTACCAATACTGTTGGGCGCATCTTTAACATCAAACCAAACACCACCGACAGCGACGTGCTGATTGAAGTGATGAAGGCTACCGACGCAATGATGGCTGGCTCCATGAGTCTGGAAGGGCTGGCCCCAGCCCCGGAACGTAGAGGTATGGCGACAAAAGCCCTGGCCAAACCTATACCGCGTAGTGCACCGAACACACCTACCTCTCTGTCCAACCTGATGAACGCACGCTCTTGGGCGGAGGTCAAGGGTTCGTTCCCCATCCTGTACAACAGCGCAAAGGCCAGCAGTCGGCCTGTTGCACTGGGCATGCTTACCATGCGTCAGATAGCTGATCTGGTGCGCAACCGGATTCCGCAGGTCAACAACTTTATTCAGGTGGCTGAAGACTTCCTGGCCCGCAAGAACAACATCTTGCGCGAGTCAGGTGACATCTCCAAGCGTTGGGACCGCATGCAATCTGCTGACCCTGAAATGTCTCGCATGCTGGCCAAGGTCATGCACGGGGCCACAATTTCTGAAGTTGACCCGGACAAGGCCACAACTGACCAACGTAACAAGAACGTGCAGTTGATGCAGGATTGGAACCAACTAAGCCCTGTAGCCAAAGCAATTTACCGACAAGTGCGCGACTTCTATGAACGCCGCTACGAAGAGTACAAGGGCTTGATGAACAGTCGGGTCATCCAGATGCGCAAGCTGGGTGTGTCGGAACAAACGATCCTTGAGATTCGCAACGAGTTCGAGAAGAACAAGCGCAAGGGCCCATACTTTCCATTGATGCGCCATGGCCGCTTTTGGTATCAGATCGGTAGCGGCAGGGCGCGGGAATACTACATGTTTGAGTCTGCGGGCCAAAAAGAAATCCATATGGCCCAACGGATCGCGCAAAACCCAGAACTGGAAAGCACCATCAAAGAAGGCTCCGAATTTGCCCAGCAGATGGACTTGCACGCACGGGAATCCAACTTCCTGCGGGAGTCTTTTGCTGCGATTGATAGCGCCAACATTACGGGCACCAACGCTACTCAGGAAAAGCAAGACCTGAAAGACAGTCTGTATCAGACGTTCCTGGCCAATCAACCAGAGCGTAGTTTCCGCAATCAGTTTATGCACCGCAACAATGTGGCGGGCTATTCGGAAGATGCGTTGCGTAACTTTGCGTCGTCGTCCTTCCACATGGCCTATCAGATGGCCCGGTTTGAACACGCGCCCAACATGTTCTCGCAGATTGAAGCGGCCCGTATCCAACTCAAAGACAGGATTGACGCCAACAAGGGACGTGACGTAAAACTGTCCCGCGAAAACAACGAACTCAGTGACTACGTTACTGAGATGGACCGCCGTTTGACGTTGATGCTCAACCCCACGGACATCGGCATCATCCCGTCGTTGCTGTCCAACATCGGGTTTATTTGGTATCTGACTGCCCCTGCGTCTGCAATCGTCAACATACTGGGCGGCATGACCATTGGTCTGCCTACCCTGGTTGGCCAGTACGTCAAGGCAAATCCCAAAGCGTCCTACACGGAAGCAACGCTGGCGGCACTGGGCCAGATGAAAACTACTGCTGGCCAGATCATTGCCACTGGGTTCAACATCGAGCGTGGCGAGCGCCTGCGGGACAACCGCGTTATGTTCCCCACCCTGGACCGCACCAAGTCCATGAACAAGACAGAGCGGGCTGCATACGATCGGTTTGTGGCTGACGGGCTTATCGACATCACAGCGGTGTACGACCAATCAGGTCTGGCTGCGTCTCCCACAGAGAGCTACACCGGGCTGCGTCATCGCGGCATGGAGATGCTGACCTCGTTGTTCCATAACGCCGAGCGGTTTAACCGCGAAGTGATGGCCATGTCTGCTTTTCGCTTGGCCATGGAGAAACGCAAAGGTTATGCGGACAAGGATTTGGCGTTCGCGGAGTCTATTGCTGAAGCAAAGGATACGACCAACCGGTCC